AAATATATCTTTCAGATTGAGTACTAAGCCAAGCTGCAACTTCTCTATAACTATACTGCTTTAGAAACTTTTTAGCTTTTTCAAATAACTCTAGTTCTTCTGGAATTGGTAGTAGTATATCACAATCATCGGGGTCTTGTCTATACCCAAATGGTACATGAGTTCCAACTCTTACAACTGGTTGCCATTCGTACCTACCGTCTACCTCTACAGGTTTAGGTAACTTCCAAGTTTTATTCGTTTTCATCAGCTTTCTGTGGTAAAATAAATAACGGATTAGCTGCAGATACTTCTACTTTTTCCGTCTTAGTAAAACCGCTTCGATCTAAAACATCTTTAGCAGCAGCCATTTTTTCTTTATTACCTAAGTCGGTTGGATTATTCATAACTTCAAACATTGAATATGCAGCTTTTACAGCTGATGAAGAAATAAATTTCTTTGTAAGATCTGCAATTTCTTCTGCTAAAGACTCTGCAACTTGTTTAGATGATACTCCGTCTGCATAACCTGCAAGTTTTTTAGCTGTAACTAAATTACCTCCAGCTTCTTCAAACAATACATCTAAAAATTTCTGTTGTTTTTCTGTTAGATTTCTAGCCATATTTCACCATATATACTATAAAAGAAAGAATCCCTATAAAAAGTAAAAGAATAAAACCTGAAAGACCCCAAGTAACTATTGCTTCTTGCATCTCTGCTTTACGATATTCTTGATCTCTCTTTTGTTTACGTATTTTCCCTTCAGTAGCTACTAGTTCATCCCAAGCAGATGGCCCCATGCTAAAACTAATCCAGTCTTTTAGCTCTTTTCTCATAGCCTCTGCTTTTTTCTTAGCAGTAAATATTTCTAAAGCTTCAGCTTCAACAGATTGTCCGTTAAGTGCTTTCCACCAAGGTGGGTTTTTGTTTTTCTGCTCTGCGTAAGACAAGTCACTCATGGCACTTGCCCATTGAGTTAACTGTCCTGACATATCCTGCAGATCTTTACCTACCTGAAAGCCTTTCTTCAACGCATTGAAAGCTACGGTAGCACCACCGATGATTGTAACTGGGTCCACGAGCCTCCTCCCAAAGTACTCCTAGTATCATTAAAGAACCTATTGCGTTCTTCAAAGAGCTTTACCTGTAAGTATAACTCTTTCTATATCGTGTCTTCCAATACCTAGATCTCGTAACTCCCTGTCAGTCATTTGGTAAAGTTGCATTCTTGCAATCTTACGTCTTGCTGATTCTGCCCTTGCTTCTATTAATCTATTAAGTAATTTTCTAAACATTTTCTACTCCTGTGTTAGCCCTAACTGGCAGGAGTAGTTATACTATATTTTACAATAAGATACTACATATAAGAATGCAAAGCCGTTATGACTTTTTTACTTACTTTTCATTTTTTGTTTTAAATTTTTTATTTTACGTTTTACAACTGGAATTTGAACAGTGGCTCTACGATCTAGAGTACCTGCTTTTTTAGCTTTTGCCACTCTATTTTCTAAATTAGCTAACTCAACTTGAAGTTGTTCCAACCTACTCATCATTCCAGGATTTTTTTGAATTTGAATTACAGTTAATTTAGCTATATCTGCTACCTCTGGATCAATTTTCTTTGGAGCTTTTGTAATTCTTTTTACTGAGGTAGGACGTGTTTTAGGTTTAAGAGAAGATCTAAGAGGTTTTTTCTTTGGTTTAACTGCACCAGATAAATTTTTACCCTTTGCATTAGCATAAGCTGTAAGAGCAGACCCTTTAAATAATCCTTTATTCTTTTTCTTCCAAGAGTCTAATTGCTCTTTAGTTACAGCAAGCATCTTTTTACCCTCTTTGTTTGTGTAATATAAAGAGCCTGCTTTTCTAGCAGCAGAGATACTTTTGTAGTCTTTGTAAGAGGCCATTTTTATCTACCCCTTCTTGACATGCCACCATAGAACATCCCTGTCTTACGCATATCAATCATCTTACCACCTTTGGCAAAACCTTTTTTCTTAGGCATACCACCTTTATTTAGTTTTACGCCTCTACCTTTTAATATATCTGCTTGGGTAACTTTACCGTCACCTGTTAAATCTGGAAATTTTTTAGCCATACCGCCCTCATTTGCTCTAAATTTTCTTGTTTTTTCTGCAATCTTTTTAGGTTGCTTTACAAATTGTTTACCTTTTGCTTTGCCTTTTCGTTTAGCTTTTGTAGTTGCTGCATACTCAGCAGGAGATAAAGATTTTATAGCAGCTTCAGGTAAGTATCTTTCCCCAGTTTTAGCACTAGGCTTTCCACTCTTTGTACGCCACTTTTGTTTTGTCCAATCTTTTAAACTTTTTTGAGGGGCTTTCATTACCTATAGCCCCCACCTTTTGCTTTGTATTGTTTTGCCAACATCTGTGCTTTTCTCGCAGACCATTGTCCAGGTGCGCCACCTTTGCCACCTGCTTTGATCCTATTGAATAAGTTTTTACGCATGGTTGGTTTAGTATAGTTACCTGCTTTGTTGACTGTACTACCACCTTTAGACATCCCAACTGCTTTTTTTAAAGTCTTTGCTTGGCCTGCATGAGTTTTAGAGGCTTTGCTTAAACCTTTAATTACTTTTTTTACTTTAGTTTTATTTTGTTTTGATAAAGCCATGTTACCACCCCATACTAGAAAACAACCCCACCAGTTTTAGCAGGGTTGTTAATTTTTATGTAAGCACTACACGAACTGTTGTAGTAGTACCACTTGCTCTTCTATAGTTTAATATAGTAGCATTACCTATTGCTTTCGGCACAACAAAAGTATGTATACCTGCAGGTAACTCTATATCGTTATCATCAACATCTGCCTCAGCAGCACTGAAGTTAACATCTAGAGCGTGGCTAGTTTCAATAATAACCATCTTAGCATTAGTACAGTTTACGTGTGTTGTGTTAGTGTTACTTAAAGAGACTGCATCCTCTACAGACCATCCTAAGTTTTCACCAACTATAGCTGCGTTAACTTCAACCATTAGTTATCTCCTTAAAATACTGAGTATTCTAATTCGACAGTAAATCGTCCTGCACTAGCGTCAGCATTTAACGTTGTTGTTGCAAATGCGTATAAGTTTTTACTTGCAATGGCAGCAGTTACGTTAGGTACAAATATGTGGTAGTTACCTGCTGTATCGTTAAAGTTTATATCAATCTCAGTGATTGACTGTGTAGCACTTAACTGCTCGTTAAATGATGTAACTCCTGCACCTACAATCTCTGTGCCTGAAGAGACGGCAGAGTTTGTGGCTGTGCCTGAAGTAGCACTAAGAGATAGACCACCTACAAGTGTTTGACCTGCAGCAGTTGTAATACCAATTAAAGCTCTGTGAATAAAAAACTTAGACGGTGTTACAATGCTTGAAGGTGAAGATGTATCTAGAGCACCTAGCTCTACTAAAACATCTCCATCAGCATACTGTGTGCTTGTGTCTGTATCTGCAAGGCTTCCTACAAACGTTTGGATCTTACGTGTTCCAAATGAGTGCACTAGACCAGTGCCTGTAATTCCAGTACCAAAGGTTACATTTTCTTCGTACTCTTCAATACCTCGTGTAAAAGTAGTTGTTGACATAATTATATTCCTTCCGTGGTTTTACCACTTTGATAGATTAAATTTGTGTGGGTTGACCACTTATAGTTATTATATTTTTACCAACTTATAGCCTTTAGCTTTTGCTGCAGCTCTAAGTTTTGCTAGTGTCATCATAGCACCGCCCTTAGCCATGCCTTTTTTCTTCATCATTCCGCCCTTAGCGTAGCCCTTCTTCTTCATGCCACCCTTAGCGTAACCTTTTTTCTTCATGCCACCTTTGGCATAACCTTTTTTCTTCATCATTTTTTTCATCATGAGTATTACTCCTTATATAAATTATTAAAGACACGTTCCGTATCCCAAATATATCCAACATCTTCTTTAGAATTAAAAGTATGTTGGTTTGGTTTAAAGTCTGGAGCACCTTCACCAGTTTCAAACCAAGCAGGGTGAGTTACTCTCACTCTATTATTGGGTAACGCAACCATGTTACCTGTATATTCTCCTGCATCTAACAACTCCAAAACGTGTGACTGTTTATGTTGTGCAGGATCATCTGCTACTTCATTGTCGGTATAATCAACAGTGAAGTAATACTTTGCAGGATAAAACTCTCCATCTACTTTTGCAATCCAAGGAGCAGGAGAAGCCCTTTCTATTTTATATACTGAGTGTGTATGCGACATACAATCCCAGGGTTGTGCTAAATATGGTGGTAGTTCTTTGGGCCATTCCTCAAGGGGGGTATCTGCCACGAGTGCTGTTAGAGGCATTCTTGCCCACATTGCACCACCATGTATGTTTTCTTCATCTTGGTCATCAGATTCACAACCTGTGAAAATAACCTGAAAACTTAAAGTTCTGTTTGGCATAGTGGTAACTGCTACTACCATACAGTGCAGAAATTCTCCATGATATTCCTGCATATTCTTTGTATATTCTTTTCTTACCCATGCTTTAAAGTAAGGTATACTACTTTGTAGATACGGCATCTTTCTTGTGTTTCCTTCTCAACTCTGCTTTAGCTTGTTTAAAGACATTTGCTATTGCTGTCTTACCCATTACTTTAGCACGCTGTTCGGCAACTGTCAAGATTTGAATTTTTCTTGCGTAAGGTTTTTTTATCTTTTTTACTTTTGCTACTGTAGCTCTGGCATCAGCCATCGTAGCAAACTTTATAGATACCGTATCTTTTGGATTCTCATCCGTATATAGTCTTCGTCCAGACCCTTTAGGTTTTTTACCTGTTCCTACTTTTGGGTCTTTTTGTTTTGCCATTTTTATTTTTACCCGCAGTTGTTAAAGCTATTGCCACAGCTTGTTTTTGTGGCTTGCCCTCTTTACGTAACATACGTATATTAGAACTTATAGCTTTGTTACTTTTTCCTTTTTTTAAAGGCATTGTTTATGCTTTGCAGTTACAGTCTACACCACATTTCATATTTAGTACTGCACATACTATTCTTTTTAAATATCTTCCAAACCATTTAATTACTTTCATAATGAAACTCCCATTTTGATTTTAGTACATTGTGGCACTGCTAGGTATCCTTGTTGTTGAAAATACCTAGCTACCAATATTGCTTCTTGAGCACATGCTTCTTCTGAAGTAAAGGCGGCTTCTGTTTTTGCCATGACCTCGCAGGATATTGCTGCAGGTGTGCTGCAGAGAAGCATAAATGCTACCCACATTAGAAGCTAACCATAGCCCCTACTGTAATGTCACCAAATTCTAAATCTGAATCTGTAGATACTTCAGTATATAAACTCATAAAAGTGCTAGGTATCTCATACTTTGCAGTAAAGTCTAGACCTTGAAAGATATCTCCTTCATCTAGCTCTAGCATATCAATATCCGTAGCTACACTTAATCCAATACCCATAGCAGTTATTCCTGCTGATGGAGTTAGTTCCCATTCCCATTCTTCTATACCAGTAGTGTAGTTGATGTCAGAGTCTGCACCTATAGACAGAGTCTGCCCTGCGACAGAAAAATCCATAGCTGATGTTGATGTAGCTGCTAGTGCAACTACAGTTGCGATTGCTGTTGTCTTCATTTTTAGTTCCTTATATCTAACACTTCCACCTTTTGCGAGCTTGTCTTAATCTTGAATTAGGATTCTTAGCTGCTTTTGGAAATTTTTTCATTTGTCCTGCAGATCTAGCGCAGAAAGACTTACGTCTTGCAGCCCTAGCCTTAGTTCTTGGTTTACTTTCAGTAACGGCTGTTTGAAGTTTAGAGCCAGGATTTTTTCGTCTATATGCAGCAACTCCTGCTGGAGTCATACCAGCACCTGATTTAGTAGGACGTTTATGACCTCCGCTAATAGTCAGCCCTTGCATTCCTGTGCCTTTACGTCTTGGCTTTGCTCTTATTGCCATTACCTTTTTCCTGCTCTACTATTTCTAGGAAAAGATCTGTTAGCACGTTTTGTGGTCACTGACAGGTTCTTTACCCGATTATCTCTGGGATTACCATTACGATGGTTTACATCTTTGCCATCGCCTTTTTTTACTATTCCTGCTTTCTTCAAAGTATTACGAGCTGCATTTCGTGAAGCTCTATTCTTTTTTTGAGTAGCTGTTCCTTGATACCTTGCATATTCTCTTTTATAGTTTCTCATGTTTTGTATCTTTCATATTTTGGATTATCTTTTCTTCCAAATAATGTTAATACAAAATTCATAAAACCTTTAGCTATTTCTGTTGGAGTTGGTAGGAGCCAGCCAAGTATTAAAAGTAGCATTACCCAAGGGGGTATATTAGTATTGGTAATATCTAAATTTTCCACTTGACCAGTCTCTACTTCTTTTGTAACTTCAGTTTGTACAACATCTCTACCTGCAGTAACTTCTTCAGTTTGTTCTATAGACATTACTGACTGTCTATTCTCTGCACCTATCTGTGCGTTAGAATTTACTGTAGGCCCGCCTGATCCGCCTAGCGGAAGCAGAGTACTCAAACCACAACCAGATAAAAATAAAACGAATATTAACCATCGCATTACATCAACTCAAAATGAGGCGCATCAATAAATGGCCTACGACCCTGTGACCTACGTAAGTCTATATACGTCATCATAGCATCTTCTGCAGAACCTGGATAAGATCTAATATCTCCTTCAGACCAGGCAGCGCCCCACTTTACGGCTGCACCTGTTTCTTCTGCTGCTTGTTTAAAAGCATCACAAATGTTATCGTACAAGTTTAGCTCCCAAGATACGTTTGGACCTACGTAGGCCACCACATCAACTGCGTGGCTAAAACCATCGTCTTGTAATAAGTGTTTAGATTTCATAGTCTGAGATCTTCCTGCGGCTACGTTAGCCTCTTGTTCTTCTAGGGTACGTACACCTTGGGTAACTCCAAAGTCTACATCTGTAAGTTGAATGGCTCTTTCCACCACTCCAGTCATAGCTGGGTGTACACCTTCTAGTCTATCTAGTGATCTCTGACTTAATCTAAAACTCATTTTATCTATCTTCTTCTCATCATTGGCCTACGCATAGGTCTTCTCATTGTGGACATTCTTCTCACAGGCCTTCTTCTCATCATCGGCCTTCTCATAGCTGTAGGTCTACGCATCGGTCTTCTCATAGGTCTACGCATAGGTGTACCTGTAGTTCTCCTAGCTGTAAATCTTCCAAACCCAGGTCTACTCATAGGTCTTCTCATGGGTCTACGCATTGGTCTACGTACGGTTCTTCTCATACTAGGTCTACTACTAACTGTAGATCTTCTCATCATTGGTCGTCTTCCCATTGATCCACCCATAGTTCTTCTAACCATAGGTCTTCTCATTGGTCTACCTGTGGTTCTTCTAGCTCTAAATCTTCTCATAATTTTAAACTCTCCCCCTTTGTTTAAGTTTATTATCGCATATCTTTTTTCATAGCTATTTTATTACCCATTGGCTTACCTGCCATATAAGCTGTAGCTCCCATATATGCTGCTACTACACCTGTCTGTGCAATATAAAATAGCCCAAGCAAATCTGCAAGGGCGTTTACTCTAGAATCTGACATTAGTGGGGTAAATAAGA